CACCGCTCGGGTCAGCAGCGCCAGTACCGCTTCCACCGCCACCATCAACGACGCGGTCTGCTCGGCCGTCACGTTCAGGCCGAACGCCACCCCCGCGACAATCACCGCACGGATGGCCGCCGCAATCATCACCGGCTCATTCAGCAGTCTGTTCATGCGCCTCATCGAGGACAGGACAAAGTGTCCATAATCAGTTCGCCACCACGCACATCATGTCCACCGCATCCCGCCGGTCACTCGGAATCACCGACTGGATCTGGAAGCGCCGCTGCGTGCAGCACTCCTCCACCAACACCAGCGACGGATGCATGTCCGTCCGGTACCGCAGGCTCACCATGTAGAACAGGTGGCTCATGAGCCCGCCGTGCTGCAGCGCCTCACGGGCCTGGAACTGCGGAGACAGCACGCTGACAGCCGCCGGCACGTTCTCAGCGACCGTGGTCTCCGTCTCGGCAATCGTCCCTGCCGGCGCACTGATGGTCACGCGGTGCTTCAACTCGCCAGACGTCAGCGGACGAGTCGTGTCCCTCATGCCACCACCGGATCCCGCAGCCGCCGCAGCACACGACGCACCCCCGGCGCGAGGTGGTCATCGTGGTCGTCCCGTTCCGTCAGGTCATCCCCGCGGTACGCATGCAGATGCGCCAACTGCAGCAGGATGGCCGTATGCACCGGCCCAGGAACAGTCGCGATCTCCCACGACGCATCAGCCTGCGCGCCTAAGTAGTCCACGATAATCGCCGTGGCCTCTTGCAGCTTGGACTCGACAACCAGCCGCACATCCGGCGTCGCATCCTGCGCGTTCAGATGCCGCAGGGCCTCATCAAAATCCACGAGTGGCGTGATGTCTTCCATTAGGCCTTCACCACGACATGCTCACCGCGTGGCCCAGGAGGGCCAGCCTTGCCATCACGTCCCCGCTGGACGGCCAGCCGCCAGCCGGTATGCTTGGGCTCACCGGTCTCCGGCTTGCCTGGAGGGTTATCCCGCTGCGCAATCCACGTGGACCCGCCATACGACACGGAGTCCCCAGCAAGATAGGTCTCTCCGGACTTGTAGACGCCTCGATCGAGGAGACACGGCACCCGAAATCGCTTCTCCACATCGCCTAACCCAAACTTGATGTAGAGCCGGCCCTGCTCGTCAAACTCTGGCGCCAGATCATCGAAGCCAATCCCGTCACGCCCATCCTTCGGCTTGGGAATGGCTGCGATCTCGTCGCTGATCTGCTTCTGCAACAGGTTCATGTCCGCATCCCGGCCCACCACGCGCCCGACTGCCTTGGTGGTCCCGTCAGACATCGCCAGTACCAGTTCGCCGGCCTGATTGATGACCGCATTGGCCAGCGTGACGGGGTCTTTAGGCGGCGGCAATTCCGCAAGGGCAGACTTGAGCAGCGAGCCGGCCAGCTTCATGACCTTGTCATCCAGCGACGTCACGATGTGCTCGAGTTGTTCCTCGAGCGTGGTGACGTGCTCGGCCTGCCTCGCCATCACCTCTCGGAGTTCGGTAACGACGGACCCATCGATGTCCTTGCCGTCTCGGCCTGGCTGTCCCGGCTCCCCGCGCTCCCCTTGCGGCCCTGGTTCGCCACGCTCGCCAGGAGTGCCAGCGGCACCAGGTTCACCGGGGTCGCCCTTCTCGCCTTTGTCGCCCTTCTCGCCGGATGGACCCTGTGGACCCTCGACCGCCTGAACCTCACGCGCCTCTACCACCTCCAGCCGCTTGACCAGTGCCGACAGTTCGCCGCGGAGCCGTGTCTCGACGGCCGTCGTAGCAGACTTGGTGATCTCGATGACGGCATCCACCAGGTGCTTCATCAGCCATGCGTCCCCGTGAGCGCCGGGTCATACAGCCCCTCAGTGAAGGCCTTGGCGTAGAGCTCCATCACGGCTCGCTCCATGTCGGAGTCGTCCTCATCCTTCGCAGGTGGCAATTCCGCAGGCGCCGTAGGCTGGCGGGTCGGGATTTCGCGATCGGCCAGCAACCGCAACGGCCAGTTCTGCTCCTGCATGTAGGGCGTCTCGCCACCGTCCACTGGCCCGAGCCCGTGGAACCGCGCCCGCACTTCATTCGGGGACAGGCCGCCTGTCAACGCCTCGCCGGCCGACTTCACACGCGTGGCCACATCCATCCACATCAGGTCATCCACGTCGAACTCGGTGCCGTACCGCTTCTCCGCGACGTCGCCCGTGGTCAGACCGAGGCCAAAATCGAGGCAGTCCTCGATCGGCTTGGTGTAGGCGTGCAGGGTCTGCGTCTGGTACTGCCGATTCAGCGCATCCACGTTGTTGTACGTGGGCGACGGAATCACCATCACCATGTGCAGGGGCACGCCGAAGGCTTCGCAGATGGCCTTGGACACCCAGTCCAACTGCTCGACCAGCTGGGAATCAACGGCTTTCATCGGGGCGACCGGCGTATATTTCATGTCGTCGCTGAGCACCGCCACCTTGCCGGCGTTGTCCCCGGCGAAGTTGGTGTCCCAGTACGCCTTGATGCGGTCGGCCTGTTCCTTAGAGATGGCCCCCGGCGCCACCAGAATGCCGCCAGGCTGGGCACCGTTCGCGAACAGCACCGTTGAGGCGTTCTGGATATTCAGCCCCTGCACCGCCGCCAACCCGCTGGCATAGATCGGCGACACCCCAACCAGCGGATGGAACAGGCAGTTATAGCGGTCGTGGATAATCTCAGTCGCGGGAACCGTATAGGCTTCCTGCGGCAGCTGCGAGATGTCGTCCCGCTTCAACTGGTAGTACACGTCTCCATTCGGCGCCACGAGCACCCGCACACGCTGCGGGTCCAGCACATACATCGCCTGCACTACGCGCCGGTTATCCCGCACCAGGAGCACATACGTATTGCCGTTCAGGCACTTCGAGAGCACCCAGCTCTCGATAAACTGCATGGGGATCTGGTAGTGATTCGGCCGGCGCAGGACAGGACTGAACGACGGGCTCTGCACTTCCGTCCAGATGGACGGATGGTCGCTGTGCTGCTGCACCAGCCGAAGCCGCTGCCGCGCCACGTCTGTGGCAATCCGCGTCACCACGGCGAACAGCGTGGGATGCGTCAGGACGTTGTCGAGCGTAATCTCGACGTTGTGCTGCCACGCGCCGGCCCACGGCTCGCGCACGATGGGCCACCAGCCTCCACGGCTCTCGACGGACGCCAGTTGGCCCGTGGCCTTCTGACGTGGGGCCGTCAATGCCGAGAAGATGCTGAGTTCAGGCACGCCTCATCCCGCTCCTGACCACTTCCGAGCCAACCAGGCACAACACGCCGAGCGCCAGCAGGCCATACCCGAGGCCGAACTCGAGCCCGACGCCGACAGCCACCGCAGCTATCCCAAGCACCGCCAGCAGCACGTACCAGAACAGGGCCGTGACAACAGCTGCCCGAACGGCGTCCCTTACGACCACGCCACCGCCGCAGCCAGCGCCAGAAGCACCACCGCTATCTGCATCAGCGGATAGCCATGAACGACGAACGACAGGACCGCCAGAATCAAGGCCACCAGGGCCAGCACACGCTGAGTGCTCATGGCCTCGCTCGCATATCCCGCCGCCGATAGTGGCCGTTGCCATTCGGCGGCTTGTCATCCTCCGGGGCTAGTATGGCTTCGCGCCGATACAGCATCTTCAGCGCATAGACCGGCTCGACCTCGAGGACTTCTCCCTGGGCCACGGGTCGCCCGCAATGCTCGCAGGCCTTACGGGCGACCACCGTGAACCGCTTGCTCATGGACTACGCCGGGCTCCCGATGGTGCCCCAGTTCACGTCATCCATGTAGACCACCGCGTTCGCCCGCGCCTTGCTCCAGGTGATGAAGCGTTCAGCGCGGAGCGCGATGCTGTTGGTCTGCCACATGCTGACCATCGTGGTCGCCGTCGCCGTGGCGCTGGAGTTGGTCGGGTTGTCCAGCATCTGGAGCGAGGCTTCACGGCTCGCGTCCACCGTCACCTGACCGTCATCCGCGAGCAGCACGTCGCTCGCGTTGACCGCGATCAGCAGGTTGCCGGCACCCGACTGGTTCGCCGCGTACTGCGTGGTGATGACCGGGATGCCCTCGAGCGAGCCGCCGCGGATGCCCATGTCGCCGAACTCACGCTGGCCCAGCGAGTTCCGCATCACGGACAGCGAGAGACCCAGCGAGGCCGGCATGATGAGCACCAGATTGGTGACATCGTTGTTGTTGTCGAGGTACGCCTTGACGATGCGCGCCACGTCCGCACGGGCCGCATCCGCCGTGGTCCCCGACGGGGCCAGCGCGGTCAGGCCGTTGGTCAGAGAGGCCGGATTCACACCCGTCACCGCAGACTGGGCCGGATCGATCAGGTCGATGTCCGCACGCGCCGACACCGCAGCCGCCAGCGAGTCGCGCACGATGCGCTCCGCACTGGGCGACGAGAACCGCGCCAGCTCCTCGGTGATGACGGCAATCGCCGCAATCTTGTGGTAGCCGAGGGTCTGCGCGTTGAAGTCGAACTTCGTCACCGGCTTCGGCGCACCCTCACCAACCCAGTACGCGTCGCCGCCGCTTGTCTGGCCAAGGAGCCGCACGTTGAAGGGCACCCGGCGCAAGCTGGGGATGCCGTTCGTGCCGAACTTGCCGAGGATGGTCATCGGCCGCAGGTAGTCGATGAACTCGCTCGCCAGATTGGTCGGGTCGATGAACGGAGCCGCCCAGGTCACATGCGTGGTCGTGCCGGCCGGAATCGCCGCCTTGAGATAGGCGTGGACACGGTCGTTATCCGGGTAGCGTGCCTTGGCGACGTCCAGTGGACTCATCATGCCCTGGCTGAGGAACGACGCCGTCTTACACAGGACAGCCTTCGCGAAGCCAATCCCCGGCTCCTCGTTGGTCTGCACGCGGATCACCGGCTGGTGGCCGTTGCCATTGCCGCTGGTGGCGTGCTGCGCCATCGGATCGGCCACCGGCACCGGCTTGGCCGCCGACTTCTGGAAGAGTTCCATCTCTTCCAGCCGCTTGATGTGGTCATCCGCGGCCTTGACCTCGGACTTCAGGTGCTCGTACCGGTCGGACTCCTCGGCGTTGAGCGTCTCACCACGCTCACCAGCCTTCGTCATGATCTCGTTCATTTCCGTCCACTTCTGGTCTCGGGTGGACTTGAACGACACAAGCTGTTCCGCAATCGTCTTCATGGCGTGCTCCGATCGCGAAGACAACAGCTTCACGACGGGAGTACCCGAGGCACCGGGTGTGTTCTGGGATGCGCCCAGACCATTGCCAGGCACGGCTAGGTCATAGGCCTTGATGGACGTAATCGTGGCCGCGGCATTGGCCGGGATGGTCACGAGAGAGAGCTCGAGGACTTCCGTCTTGGTGAACCGCCAGCCGCCCGTCTTCTCCAGCGGCTCCATGCCGCCATCGAGCGCCCGGAAGCCAATCGACACCCCACGCACCAGGCGAGCCTTGATGCTCTGCCAGGCTTCCTCGATGCGCTCCTTGAGCGAGGGCGGGCCATCCACATCGGCCAGCCGCGCCTCGAAGGTCACGCCGTCTTTGGTGGGTTTGTCGAACGTAACGGTGCCGACAGGACGCTGCGCGTCGTGATAGAGCAACAGCGGCAGGGGGTTCTTAAACTTGACCCCGAGCGGCTCGATGATGTCGCCCACACGGTCAGGCTCAGGCGTCGTCGCTACGCCAGATAGTGTCCGGCGCTCGACATCGACTGACTTGACGGTGAAGACAGAATACGCCCGCTGCATGAGTCCACACTCATGCTAGGACGTGGACCGTCTATAACTATTTAGTTAGTAGGGAAATACCCTAACGCTTGACGGTGACCGCTCGCGTCAGGACGACTCGGACGAACTGCGAGACCGACATTTCGCGCGCGTTGGCTTGCTTGACGATCTCGTCGTAGTGGCTGACAGGCAGCCAGGTAGACAAAGACGCCCGCGGCTCATTCGCCCGTGGCCTGCCGCGTCGCTTCTGGGGCGAGAAAATGTAGATGGGAGTCTCGTCCATTTATCGCCCTCCGAAGAACATGACCTCATAGTTCGGCTCGTGGTCTTGAGTCAGCATCGCCGCCCGCACCGCCATGATCAATGCCACGATCCCGTCCATGCGCTCCGTGACCTTGGACTTGTCCGGGGCGAGGTTCCCGTTCGGATCCTGCCGCACCACCGTATTCGAGGCATGGTCCCGCAGCACTGGATGCCCACCATGCCGCAGGTTGCGGCTCATGACCATCGCGCCTAAGTCCTTGGTCGGCTCGGACAGCGTCGGGAACCCCTGCCGGAGCTCCACCACGTTCAGGCCGTCGTCCACCAGTTCCACGGACAGCTTGGTCGCGTTCCACGGGTCAAAGGCCAGTTCCCGGATGCCGTACTCATTCGCCAGCCGTAGCAGGTCTTTCCGGATAAAGCCCTGGTCCACCACCGAGCCTGGCGTGGCAGTAATCGCACCCGCCCTAATCCAGTCCAGATACGGCCGGCGGTCTCGCTCCGACCGCTTCCGGGCCCCTTCCTCCGGCACCCAGAAGAACGGCAGCGCCGTATACGTCTCGTCCGACTCCTCGAACAGCAGCACGAGCGCCGTCAGATCGATGCGGCTCGAGAGGTCCAGGCCCGCCACGCACTTACGGCCCTTCATCTGCTCGCGGAGTTCCTTCCAGCCCACCTCGCCCGCGCACTTGTCCCAGGCGGCCATGTCGATCCACCGCTCAGACTGCTCAGTCCACTGGTTGAGGTACAGCCTGCGGAACGTGTTCTGGAGGGCTGGGATCTCCTTGGCCTTCACCGCCAAGGCGCGCATCTCGTCGATGTCCCGGAAGTCCTCCAGCGCCGGATTCGCTGCCCGCCACACTGCTTCATCGGTCCAGTCAGCATGGTCTGGAGCAGCGTAGATCACCGGGTAGAACGTCTCGTCCTTCTGCCCGCCCAGCACCTTCAGCGCGTAGTCATGCTGCTCCCAGCAGATCGAGTGCCGGTCATAGCCGGCCGTCGTGATGGCAATCATCAGCGGCTCAGACCGCGTGCCCATCGAGGTGGACATGACGTCCCACAGTTCCCGCGTCGGCGCCGCGTGGAGCTCGTCATAGATCACCATCGAAGCATTGAACCCGTGCTTGCTGTAGGCTTCCGCTGAGATGGCCCGGTACAGGCTGCCGGTACGCTGGTCAACAATGCGCTTCTGGGAATCGATAATCTTTAGCCGTCCGCCTTGGTCCTTGTCTAAGGCAGGCTCATTCCGCACCATCTGAGCCGCAACGTTGAACACCAGCGCCGCCTGGTCCTTGTCCGCGGCACAGCTATAGACTTCCGCACCGACGACGCCGTCCCCGACCAGCCCATACAGCGCCAGCGCCGCCGCGAGCTCGCTCTTGCCGTTCTTGCGGGGGATCTCGATGTAGCAGGTCCGGTAGGCTCGCCGTGTCGGGTCGCTGGTCCGCATCCGGCCGAACAGCTCTCGGATAATCTGCTGCTGCCACGGCCTCGGGGCAAATGGCATCCCGGCCCAACGATCCTTGGTATGCGTTAAGTTCGAGATGAACTTCAGCGCTCGGTCTGCTCTGGCCTCAGAGAATGGCATAGCAGTTATTGAATGGCAGATGGTCGGTTCTGACCCGACTCGCGAGCATAATGTGCGTCGTTCACACCGACACCCCGCGTCCTGCTATGAGAGCGCGTCACCATCCGCGCTGCATCTGCCACTAGTTCCAGCCAATATTTAGCGCGCAGATATATGCGCCTCCAGAATGGAGCTCGGCTGAATGTAGACACCCACCGCCCATTGAGTTGCTCGTAATATTCGGAGAGCCGCACATAAGCGGCCACGTCCCCATCGTTCCAGATGGCTCTCCCAGTGTTTCGACTGGCAATAGCCTCCATATCGGCCACAATGCGCTGAATCACAGAATGCCGGCCCACTTGTCTTCATCCGCCTCCGAGACCTTCGGCATCTGCATCTTCGTCCGGTCCGACGGCGTCAGCCCGACCGTCGCCAGGCACGCCATCAGCCGCGCCACGATCTTCAGCGCCTGCGTCACCAGCGGGTTTTCCTTCGGTTCCACCCGCTCATTGCCGTCCGCGTCATGCGTGAACTTATAGGCCAGCATGTTCCCAGCCTCAGCCGTCGCCGTCCTGGCCCGCTGGTTCTGCAGCAGCAGGTCATACGTCACGACCGTCGCATGGATGGCCTGCCCGTCCGTCTCCGCAATCCACGGCGCCCGCGGGAAGCTGTTCCAGAGCTTCTGCTGGTCCGCCGTCAGCCCCTCCGGAGCCTCCGGGAACTTGGCCGGCAACTGTGGCTCACGCCCATGCCGATCCGCCCTGAACCCACCTTCAAGCACCTTCAACGCTGTCGGCTTCCGCTTCCGTCCTGTTGATTTCCCTGGCATAACTACACCTCAGCCAAACTACGTGCCAATTAGTCCAAATTCGGCCCTACTAAATGCCAAAAGTTGCGCGAATT